ACAGGCCGTCCTAGTGATGCCAGATTAGTAGAATAACATGAGACTCTTTGAACTCTTTGAAACAAAAACTGCTAAGAAAGCGGTAGTAAAATCGCCGCCGCCACGCAATTTCGTTGCTAAGAATGCACCCAAGACTGGTGCAGGATCTCATGCAGACAAAAAATATTCTCGCAAAGAGAAGCATAAAGAAGACCCACAAGAAGAGTAATTCTTCATTTTCTTCCTCCATTCAATAAATACCCTCTGAAAGCAGCTGATCAAGATTAGTTGCAATTCTGTTTTAGTCTCAGCTAAAATAGCTACGTATCAAAAGGATATTATAATGGCAGGTAAGAAACAGTCAAGTGTATTTTCGATGTGGCCAAAACCCATCTTTACAAACCTTGTAAAAACAAACAGAAACTTCAGATCGAATTATCAGGGTGCAATGCTCTATGCTCACTATGAGATGTCAGCCATTGAACTGAAAAAAGAAGTTGTTAAGTATCTGAAACATTTAGATGCTAACCATCCCTATCTTGATAAAATTAAGGATATGCACGAAAATAGATTTGCCACCGTGGGTAAATATATGTACATCCTCAATCATGGCGGTGACATTCCAGATGATGTTATGCCCAGTTTGATGCCAGCACTGGAGAAGGTTATAAATGAGGAAGACGCCAAAACGGCCGCGGCAACAAAAGAGTCTGAATATATCGCGAGCAAAGAAAAGGGCCCTAAGGACATTGACTCAACTCCTAAGGTGGCTATCACGATCCAAGATCGACTCCGAGACAAAGCACGGGAAATCGCGGGGGAGGTGGAAGGGTGGATAGATGACTTCTGTATGGACAAGAAAATTCCTGTCAAAACAGTAGAAGATTTTATCAATCTATTTAAATCTAATGACTTGAAGGCCCCTCATATGCGTCATATTAGAGAAATCTTTGCAAGACGTACAGCCGAAATTGCTGAAGCACTGGAAGGAAAAGATAAAGATTTGGTCGAGGCATATTCCAACTATACGAAACCCGAATTGAAAAAGTGCGATACATTCAATAAGAATTTACTTAAGGCATGCGATATGATGCAAGAAGTAGCAAAGGTTGAGCGTGTACCACGTAAGAAAAAGCCCGTATCACAGGAAAAGGTTGTATCAAAACTCAAGTTTAAGAAGGATGATTCCGCATTAGGTATTGTAAGTCTTAATCCTGTACATATCATTGGTTCAAAGGAAGTTTGGTGTTTCGACACAAAAACACGCAAATTAATCAAGTATGTAGCCGATGACTTAGCGGGCCCTATATCGATTAAAGGGGCCTCGCTAATCGGCTATAATGAGGCTAAATCTTCGAGTAAGACACTACGCAAACCTGCCACTCAGTTAGCCGAATTTAAGAAATGTGGAAAAGTTCAATTAAGATCATTTATGGATGATATTGGAACTATAAGTATAACACCAAATGGTAGAATGAATGAGAATTGCGTTATTCTAAAGATTTCCTAATACTCCATCCTTTATATTTTTCTTTTAACCCATTTACCAACAAAGACACATTTCCTTTATTTAGAGAAAATGTTTCTATAAAATTTCGTTGCGTCATATAAACTTCGATTCCGGGTATAGAAAGACTGAAACAATAGATTCTATGATCATATCTATAATTATTAGAACCTGATATTTTTTCTACCATCGTTGGATCCGACATAGGCTGAAACATATTTTTCTTATGTTGTTTAGATTTAGGTACTCCTAAAAGTTTTTCTGAAATTTTCTTTCTACTTTCTGGATCCCTCATAGGATTATTTTCTTTCATCCATAGTCTGTATTCGGGTTTACGCATATGACTATTATCGCCACTAAATCGGAGTCGGTGTTCGGGCAACCTCATATGGACGCCGAGATTAGGTCCGGTACCGCCATCGCCACATTCGGTCTTTAGATTAGCCCAATCTTTACTTTCGACAATATTCCATAGATCGCTATAATATTGTCCCCAGAATTTTAATTCGTCGTTATCTTTACATTCTTTTATAATTTCTGTAGTCACATCATATCCGTGTTTAGTGATATGATTACGCCAATATAGGCCAGATCCTTTATATTTTATTGGATCTTTAGAAATTGTTTTTCCTAAATATTTTAGACCAGTTTTATTATGAGTTTTTACATACAGATAAATAGGCATTGCTGATGCTCCTTAAAAGCGTTAGAGTAGTTGGAGACGGGAATCTCGCGAACTACACTTATTTATCAGATTTTCTTTGACAATATGTCATTTTTATGTTAGAATAACACTATGAATACTGAAGAAGATACAATTAGAGTTCTAACACGTATTCCGTTTTATGACATGATGAAAATATATCGTTCTGGCAAAGGACCCAAATATCCAAATAACAGTCATGTGCAATGGGAAGAGTTTATGTTACAATATGGTTGGAATTGGAAAGAATTTAGTAAAGAATGGAAAGAATGGAACGGTGGCACTGGCACATATTCCGATTTTGAAAAGAGTAAAAAATGATTTTATTCATCGACACAGAGTTCACCGATCTTGTTCCCGGCAACAAACTTATCAGTATTGCCTTGGTAGATGAAAACGAAGATTTCTTCTATGCTGAATTAACTGATACATATGAATTAAAAGATTGTTCAGATTTTGTTAAAAGTTTCGTTCTACCATTCCTAAAAGGTGGCGATTATCGTATGTCATCTTATGATTGCGCTTTGAAACTCGGAAACTGGATTGAAGATAGAAATGTTGAATGTATTTTAGGCTGTGATAATCCCGGATGGGATACACCACACTTGCATCGTTTGCTTGATCCACTATGGCCGGCCAATCTGCATAAGAATCAGTATCAGCCCATATATGTTCCTGCAGAAGTAGAAGAGGCACTGGTACTTCAGTTCGATTATGATATACATAATGCTTTGGATGATGCAATGGTTATGAAGAAGGCTAGAGACTTGCAGAAGAAATAGATAAATAGTGTATCACTGGAGTTGGTACACATATGTCCTCACAAATTACGCCGAGAGTTTTGTTAATGAAGCAAATCGAGCTACAGCTCGGTTCGCAAATGGTTGATGTTGAATTAGACGTCGAGCACTTTAATCTTGCAATTACAATTGGTATTCAAAAATTGCGTCAGCAATCTGATGGAGCCAATCTTGAGAAGGATATTTTTATACACATTACACGGGACATAACAGAGTACACTCTTCCAGATGAAGTGCAAGAAGTAAGACGTCTATACCGCCGTGGTGTTGGTGCATACACTAATGGTGGAATAAATTTTGACCCGGTTGATGCTGCATTTTATAATATCTATATGTTACAACCAAATAGATCAGGTGGATTAGCAACATGGGACATATATAATCAGTTCTTAGAAACTACAGAAAGATTATTTGCAAGTCAGTATAACTTTACGTGGGATGTCAACTCACACACATTAAAAATTATACGCCGCCCGACAGCAGACGAAGAAGTTGCGGTGCGAGTGTATGTAAAGAAATCAGAAGATGACATCATTAATGACCCTTATACAGGTCCTTGGTTGCGCTCCTATTCAGTCGCATATTCGAAATATATGTTAGGTGAAGCGAGAGATAAGTTTCCCGGTGGATTTCCAGGACCAAATGGAAATGTCACATTAAATGGTGCTAGTCTTAAACAAGAAGCACAGGTAGAATTGGATAAACTAGAAGTACAGTTACTGAATCTAGTAACATCATCGGATGGATATGCGTTTGTAATAGGTTAAATCCTATTACAAACTATTTGTAATTGGTTAACATGAAAAATAAAGAGTATCCTACAGATTTAAGGCATTTGCCTATTGAGGAACAGCGCAGAATTGCCCACGAAATGTTTGATAATATAAAGAGAAAATACGACCAACTTTTGGAAGATTTTCCCGAAATACAAGAAATATTGAGTAAAGAGAAACATTAAAATTCCCTAACAAAATCATTTAATCTCTAAGCTGTCTCTGTATAACTACATAGACTTTAACTTAGGGATTTTTTATTATTGTTTCGTGATTATAGGATTAATCGGTAGTTATAGATAAATATAAGATGACAACTCCGTATACATATCGTGTTTTTTGTAAGATAACAAATCAGTACTATTATGGTGTAAGATTCGCTAAAAACTGCACACCGACAGATCTTTTTGTTTCATATTTTACATCGTCTAAATCTATAAAGAAACTTATTGATATGTACGGCAAAGAAAGTTTCATTATAGAAATTAGAAAAACTTTTACTACAAAAGATCAGGCTATAGATTGGGAAAGGCGTGTAAATCGCTGGACTATGAAATGGCATAATTATCTAAATAAACATTCAAACGGTAATTTCATATTAACTGATGCAGAGCGTAGAGAAATAGGCATTAGATCGGGTAATAAATGTAAAGAGTTAAAACTAGGATTTCATTCAATGTCTCCTGCCAAAAAAATATCAGCAGGTCAAAAAGCAAACGAAACAAATAGAAAAAATCAGACAGGTATTTATTCTATACCTTTAGCAGATAGAGTATCTACCGGAATAAGATGTCGAGATTTAAAGATCGGATTTCATTCCGATAATGCAAAGATAAGGCAGAGAGAAAGTGCTAAAAAATTGTGGTGGAATAATGGATTAATTGTAGTTAAGTCCGACCAAAGTCCGGGAGATGGCTGGGCTCGGGGTCGATTAACAAAGGGAAAGAAGTGGTGGAATAATGGAGATATAGAAGTTATGTCCATTATTCCACCCGATAATAACTGGATGAAAGGTAGATTAAAATGAGTAAAATAATCGGTCTATTAGGGTTTATTAATAGCGGAAAAGGCACTGTTGCTTCGCAACTTGTTAATGGATATAATTTCAGACAAGATAGCTTTGCAGCAGGTTTAAAAGATGCTTGCGCGGTAATGTTTGATTGGCCGCGTCATATGCTAGAAGGCGATACAAAAGAATCTCGAGAGTGGCGCGAAATTGTTGATCCATGGTGGGCAGAACAACTCGGCATGCCTAATTTCAGTCCACGCCTTGCTTTGCAGGTAGTCGGCACCGATGTCATGCGTAATAATTTCCATCAAGATATGTGGTTCTTAACTCTACGAAATAGAATCCGTAAGAATCCAGATCAGAATGTTGTTATCAGTGATGTTAGATTTCCCAATGAAATAAAGTTCATACAGGAACAAGGCGGCACATTAATTAGAGTTAATCGTGGCCCAGCACCTGTCTGGTATGAGACTGCCATCCTGGCAAATAAGGGTAATTCTATAGCTAAAGATGTAATGGCCAAGACGTATGCCGGTGCACATCTAAGCGAATGGGCGTGGGTGGGGTCTAAAATCGATTATGAGCTAAATAACGATAGCACTCTTGATTTCCTAGAAGGACAAGTAAAGGAAATTCTAACCGATATATTATAATACTGGTGCTTCATTTGCCGTATGTTTAATGTCCTTCTTGATAAATACTAGCAACAAGAAGTATCATCTTCAATAGGAGTTAAATTATATGGCAGTTTTAGTATCCCCAGGCGTAAGCGTATCAGTTATCGATCAAAGCATTAATGTTGGTGCCGGTCCAGGAACAGTTCCGCTTATTTTTATCGCTACACAGCAAGACAAACTAGATCCTACAGGAACTAATGTTATTGCACCAGGAACAACAAAAGCGACTGCAGGTCAAGTATGGTCTATCACTTCTCAACGAGATTTGGTATCCACATTTGGTGATCCAGTCTTCTATTCGGTCAGTGGTACATCCTTAAATGGTTATCCTTTAAACGAATACGGTTTGCTTGCATCCTACTCATATTTAGGTATTTCTAACCTATGCCGTGTTGTACGTGCAGACGTTGACACGAAACAATTGGAAGCAACACCAATTGAGCCAACAAGTCCAGCAGCAATTGGAACATATTGGTTAGATGAATCTGCTACAGGTTCGACATACGGTTTATTCACTCATCCAGGTCTGGTAGTAGGCGAAAGCTGGGCTCCGGTGACTATTGACTTAGTATTCAATGACATTGTACCATTTGGTGGTGCAAATGGAAATCATGCTGTATCATTTGATTCGGTCAATGGTATCTTATCTTACTATGTTAAGGCAGCTGGTGTTTGGACACAATTAAGTGGTGCTACAGGCGCAGATAGTATTGTTATTCAATCTGTATGGCCAGATTTAAGTACCGTAACAGATCCAAGATATTGGGTTAAGACCGGTTCAGCAGCTCAGGGTGCAAATCTTGTTCTACGTAAGATGGATGCTACAACATCTTCATTCTTGCAAGTCGAAGCTCCAATTTTAGCAGATGATACAGCAGCCAATTTATATTACAGAACAAATCCATTAGGATCAACTGGTCAGATTTATATTCAGGCTGCATCAGGTTCAAATATATTGAGGTTCTATACATCAACTGGCGCAACTGGCCCATGGGCACCGATGGCAGGTATTGTTGGATCACAAACAGTTCCTACACAAGGTCCTGCAAATGGTCAATTATGGTTTAATGCATTATTGGGATTAGACAGCAATGGTTTGTCAGTAGTCGACGTATTAGTTTCAGATGGCATCGATCACTGGGAAAATTGCAGCTTACCAGGAATGAATGCAACTTCAACACCACCACTACCTGGCACTGTAGGTAATCCTACATTGTATGCTCAACCAGCTGATCCACGTAGTGATCTTGTAGTACCAGTATTAGTTGCCGGCGACCTTTGGGTCCAAACTGATGTTTCTCCTTATCCAGTTATATTCCGTTGGAGTGGCTCTGCTTGGACATTAGTAAATAATTCAGATCAGACAACACCAAATGGTATCATATTCCAGGACGCTCGTCCAAACCCATTCTATAAATTAGGTGGTGTAATTGGTACAGGCGCTAACAATGGTGGCGGTAATTATCCAGACTTAGATGCAGATGCCCCACAACCAGCATTGTATCCAAAGGGATTTATTTTGTGGAATACACGTTATTCAACAAATGTTGTTAAGGATTGGCAGTCTCCATATGTGTTTGATACAGTGACAGCATCTCCAGATAATACAAACGGTGGTTCCACCGGTCGTTGGGTTAACAGATCCGGTAATAATGCAGGTGGTGTACCTTACATGGGTGCAGCAGCGCAACAAATTGTTATTGTACAGGCAATCCAGGGTGTAATTAATTCGGATGAAGATATTCGTGCAGAAGATCTATACTTCAACTTAATTGCTGCTCCGGGATTCGTTGAAGCTATTGATGAAATGCTTGTATTGAATGATGATCGTAAGGATACAGCATTCGTTGTAGGCGACACACCATTTACATTGAATCCATCGGGAACAACACTTCAGAGCTGGTCAACGAATGCATCTATTGCATATGACAATGGTACATCTGGTCTTGTTTCTGCAAGCAAGTATTTTGGTGCATGGTATCCAAGTGGATTGACATCAAATGTTGATGGAACTGATGTAGTTGTTCCACCATCACACATGGCTCTTCGCACAATTGCATATAATGACCAAGTTGCTTATCCATGGTTCGCTCCAGCAGGTTTACAGCGCGGTATTGTTAACAATGCATCAGCAGTAGGTTATGTCAACTCGGCAGGACAATTTATTACAGTTAAGTTGAATGAAGGCCAACGCGATATCTTATATCAAAATGGTATTAATCCAATTCGTGTAATGCCACAGGGCGGTATTGTTGTATTTGGACAGAAGACACGTCAGCCATATTCAAGTGCAACAGATCGTATCAACGTAGTTCGTCTAGAAAACTACTTGCGCTACCAGTTAAACAATCTTGCACAACCGTTCTTATTTGAACCAAATGATACAATAACACGTAAATCCGTGTTAGATGCATTCAATAGATTCTTGTCAGAACTTATTACATTGCGTGGTTTATACGACTTCTTGGTTGTTTGCGATTTAAGCAACAACACACCGGCTCGTATCGACAGAAACGAACTATGGATTGATATTGCAATTCAGCCAGTTAAGGCAATTGAATTTATTTACATTCCAATTAGAATTAAGAATACTGGTTCTAGCTTATCAGCACCTTAAGTAGATAATTAACTTAATAGAAACCTGCTCCGGCAGGTTTCTTTTTGCCGATAAATATTTGCATGGATCAGGCTGTTTCTTTAAGACGATATATAAATTATATTCAACCTCAACAAAATATAGATTGTTGTACGGCATGCGCTACTCTTCTTGCCGCCGAAATAATTATGGCAACAACAGGAAATAGAATGAACTTTTCTCGTCTATATCTTTATTACATGACTCGAAAAATGCAAGATAGATTAGGATTGAAAGGGGTTGATTTAAAAGAAACACTAAATACATTAATGAGATATGGAGTTCCACCAGAGAGATATTGGCCTTTCTCGTTTAATAGAGTAAACCGGGAGCCACATCTAGAAGCAACCGAAGCCGCCGCTTATTACAGATTATTATCTTATAAAGAAGTAATTCCTAGTGAATATAAAGAATATTTGAATCAAGGTATTCCTGTAATTATCGGATTAAGAACAGGTAAGTTATTCTGGGAAATAAAAGGATCACTAGACGAGCAAACATATATGCCGATTAATAGATTAGATAATAGACAACAATCAAACGGACATGCAGTGACTATTATAGGATATGATGATAACATACGTGGTGGATCATGGATTATTGCAAATTCATCTGGCCCTAGTTGGGGTTATCAGGGATATGCAGCTATACCATATATCTGCAATATTGATATAGGTGAATCGTATGTTATCACTAACTTCGCAGGAATAAACGCCGGAAAAAAAATTCCGGAGATTTGATAAATAGTATTAGCTTTTACAGCAGGAGAAAAATATGGCAAATATAATCCCAACATTGTCTAAATTCGGTGTTCCGATTGGCGGTGTCAATCAGGGCATCTTACACCCTAAACAAAAATATCGTTTTAGAGTTATGTGGTATGGATTTGGCGATAATACTGGCTTGAGTCAGATGACAGCCAATGTCATGACATGTACTCGCCCAAAAATTACTTATGATGAAGTTAAACTCGATTCATATAACTCAGTAGCATGGATTCAAGGTAAGCATACCTTTGAAGCAATTGAAATTAAGTTACGTGATGATCTTACTAACTCAGTTGTATCATCTGTCGGTGCTCAGGTACAGAAGCAGATGAATCACTTTGAACAGACAAGTGCTGTGGCAGGTATTAACTATAAGTTTGCAATGGAAATTCATTCATTAGATGGTACTATCAATGAAGAATTAGAATCATGGTTCCTTGAAGGTGTATGGATTCAGGCAGCACAATACAGCGAAGCTGATTATGCAAGCGGTGATCCACAGGAAGTTACATTGACATTACGTTTCGATAATGCAACAAATCTTGCTGGAACAAATACAAATAATGGAACAACAGTAGGTGGAAATCCATATCCAGAGATAGCTGCTCCGTATAGCCCAACTGGTGGAACTACTTTCGCTTAATTTCGAAAGTATGGAGGTGGCTAGTGCCTAGCTTCACACGTTTACAGTCGTCGCTTATTGGCAGTGGGTTCTTTTATGAAAAGAGCTCACGCCATGCCGCGTATAATTTCAATCAATCAGCTCAATCTCTATATAGAAATCAGCCTAGATTTCCGTTTGAATATTATATCAACATAAACTTAAATAATATAGATACAGCAAAGGATTTTATTCAGGGATTCTTTGATAGCGCCAGTCTGTCTCAACTTATGCCATTAGTAAAGACAGTAGAAATGCCTAGTATGAAGATAGAATCTACACCGTTAAATCAGTATAATAGAAAAAGAATAAGTCAGACAAAGATAGCATTTGAACCAATTAAGATGGTCTTTCATGATGTGGCTGATGGTAAGACATTGGCATTCTGGGATATGTATTATAGATACTATTTTGCCGATGGTAACGAACCTGGCAAAAATCAAGTTAAAGATATTCCCACATTTGGCGGAACTTATCAAAATGAACCAGGTGGCGCCGGCGCCGGGCGAGGTTCGGCAGATTTTGCTGCAAGAGATCCGCGCAGATTAGATATACCACCCAGCCCCGAATCATCGACAAATACAAATGGTGATAAGAGTGCAATTCAGAATATTATTTCTGATACATTAGATAATCATAATTTTGGTTTTAATCTACCTACTGTACAGAATATAAGAAATCTAATTCAGACGATAGATATATATCAGGTTCACGGCGGTCGTTTTAATCAAGTTACATTAGTGAATCCTCGTATATCGGCATTTACACATGATGTTTTAAGTTATGCTGTTGGTGATAAAACACTTGAACTAACATTCACTTGGGAATATGAATACGCATATTATACGATACAGAATATGAAATTAGAAGGTGGAGAACCAAATAATTCTTCTACCATAGAACAATTTACACATGGTGATTTCTTAGAGTTATCTAATCTCTCATTTACACAATCTGATCCAGATTTTATTGAATCTCCAAATCCTTCGATACCAGATGGTGCTGACTCGCAGAATATAGGAAATAACGTGCAGACAGATTTGGGTACGGTAACGAACCCATATGTTCTTCCACCGGTAACGATTCAGGGGTATTCATCGTCGCTTACTCCAAATGCTGGCCCTCCACCGAGTTCCAGTTCCTTAAGTGGTATAGTAGACATTTCGCCACCAGCACCGGTAGATCAGAATCAGCGTTCTCGATCCTATAATTTAACAGGTGAGGGTATAGGAACTCCCTCGTCTCAGCCTTATAATATGCCTGCTATACAAACAAGACCGTTTGATAATACCGCTGCAATGGAAAACATGGCCGGCGGCACACCAGGGTCTACAGCAGCTTCAAGATCTAAATCTCTTAATTTACAGAGTGGAGTTCAGACTATTCCGCCTATGTATCCAGATATGGATAGGGCAAGTGGTCCATAATGGCAGTAGCGAATACCTCATCTATTGGTAGATTTAGTTCTCAGATGCTTACCTATCTAGGTACGCAGAGAACAGTTCAGGGTAAAACAAATACATTTAAGTACGCCACCGGTCCGACAGTATTTCCGAGTCCGGGATCATATTCTCAAGCAGCATTAGGTGCAGGCGTTGTAGGAAGTTTTTCTGCAGCATCATATGATTCGACGAAGTGCTATTTCTTATCACGTGGTGCAACTCAACTATATGCAGATACAATGACAGGGTTGGCAATTGATATAGCAAATATATTAGGTATTACTCCGGGTGCTCTATTAGTAGCATCAGAAGTCAACGGCCAGACAACATTATCTCCAGATTCATATACAGCATTTAATGCACTTAGAGACCCGGCAAATCAGGTGGGAACAGCCACCAGTGTTAGTAATAGAAATAGTCTTCAATCTAAACAAATAAGGTCTTAAATATGAGACTTTATGAATTAATAGACTTTGAGCCGAAACAAAGTAATCAAAGTGCAGGCCAATATTCCCGTCGTATTCAGCAGGCAATTAAACCGAGATATAAGGGTAGTGGATCATTTGGTGCCGCATATGCCACAGATTCCCCTAAACGATTAAATCAAATAACAAAGATAGGCAAGGCTGCTGAATTCGATGATAATTCACGAATCTCTCCAGTAGATAAGATTGAGAAAGATGGATACCTATCATGGCTATCTATGGTAGATCATTATAAAAAGCAAGGCGTAAATAATCCATATTTTCCAGTAATACATGATTTAAAGATAATGAAAGGGGAAGATGGTAAACTTCATTATCGTGTGAATATGGAAAAATTAATACCATTTACATCGCCGAAAATATTAGGAAACGAGGATCTAATGGCATCTCTATGTGACCACATGTTTGGAAAAGATATAAAAGATAAGGAACAACTTGATAGTTCTGAATTAGCTGATATGTATGGCGATCTTATTAGACATGAATTAAAAAGAGGCCTGAAAAATTCCAATGCTGTTAAGGATGAGGATCTTAGAGAGGCATTGCTTACAATTAAGGATGTAATGAATGATAATCCACGACTTACAGAAGATCTTCATAGCGGCAATATTATGTGGCGTATCACCGGACATATCCCACAATTGGTATTAGTAGATCCACTGGCATAAGGATATCATGAGATCATATGTACAAGGTCAATATAAACCTATAAATCCTAGCAAATATGTAGGTACCTATCCTATAATATTTCGTTCTTCCTGGGAACATAAAGTAATGGTTATGTTCGATACAAACCCAAATATATCAAGTTGGGCAAGTGAATCCTTAAAAATCCCATATCAAAATCCATTTACTGGTAAGTACACTGTGTATGTGCCTGATTTTGTAGTTACTTATGTGGATGCTAAAGGTAATCAGAAAGCAGAGATTATTGAAGTAAAGCCAGCCAAGGAGACTTTCTTAGAACAAGCAAAGTCCCAACAGGCTAAGGCAGCGGTCGCATTGAATACTTTCAAATGGGCAGCAGCGCAAGCGTTTGCTCAGCATCATGGTATGACATTCAGGGTTATGAATGAAGGCAATATTTTTAATAACCCGAAAGGTAAAGCTTGATGACTAAGAAATTGAGATTTTATGTTTATGCATATTTAAGGAAGACTGACCTAACACCATATTATATCGGTAAAGGAACTGGTAAACGTATCTATGATAGAAATCACAGAATTGGTATACCAGAGGATAAATCTAGAATAGTTTTCTTAGAAACTAATCTAACCGACATCGGCGCCCTTGCAATAGAGCGTCGTTTGATACGTTGGTATGGCAGGAAGGATATAGGTACAGGTATCCTACGAAATATGACAGATGGCGGTGATGGTGCTGAAGGTTATCGTCACTCAGAGGAAACAAAGAGAATTATATCAATTAATACATCAAAATGTAATAAAACTCGTATGGAAAGTCATAAACGGGCAGCATTGACACGTACAGGACACCCCGGTTATCTCAAGTTTCATACTGATGAAGTTAGAGAAATAATTTCAAAATCGTCTAAGGAACGTTGGGCAATTAAATCTCCTGAAGAGAAAAAAGACTGGTTATTGAGGAGTATGTGTAATCCCGATAGTTATACTAAAGAACGAGCTGAAAGAATAAGTAAATCAACAACTGGTGTCAAAAAGACAAAAACGCCTAAATTATTACAGGCAGAACAAGATAGGAAAGATCGATGCACGCTGACAATGATAAAATATGGAGAACATAATAGAGGTAGAACACGGAAGCTTGTCGAAGGAAAGCGTGTCTGGATGGATAGGGAGATTCAAAATTACTAAAAAAATGGAAGATTTTTTTAACTTACCGCCCACTGAAGAGCCAGCGGTAGTGGAAGAATTACCTGCAAAATCTAGAGAGCAGCTTTTAATTGAAGCAAGTGCCATTTGTTCGGCTCTTTCTACAGCAGAGAAGGTAGATTTTGC